TTGCCTGTAGGAGCGAGGCTTTCAGCAGCTCCATATCCTCCTCGTCCTCGAGTTCGCCCATCGCGGCAGAACCCTTGAGCGAGTGCAGCATATCCTCGAGGTCTTTTGCAATCTGTCGCTCATCGCGTTGCGTAAGCGCGGGCAGATCGTCGGATGCGGGCGCGGGGGTAATGTCGATTTCAAGCCCGTTATCTTCTATTAGATTGCTCTTTTTCAAACCGAAATGGTCCGCAATTTTCTGGACTGCTCCCATGCGCGGCTCTTTTGTTCCATTTTCCCATGTTGATACGGCTTTGTCTGATACACCGGCAATCCGAGCCAGTTCCTTTTGAGACAAGCCGTGCATAGCCCGCAGACGTTTAATGTTTTCACCTATCGGCATTCTTATCACCCCTATGCCAATACTATACTAAAGGTAGAAAAAAATCAATATAGAAACGAAAAAAATCTACTTTTAGGGGTTGATATTCTACTAAAAGTAGAGTATACTTTAGCCATGGCATAAGAGAAAGGGGGGGAAGTAAGGAGATGAAGCTTAGCTTGAAGACGGCTCGTGTGAACGCCAATATGTCACAAGCACAGGTGGCAAAACGCCTCGGCGTTCACGTCCAGACGTATCGTAAGCTAGAGGAAAATTCGGATACGGCAACGATAGGGCAGGCAAAGAAGTTGTCCGCCCTTCTCAAAGTCCCGTATGACGAAATTTTTTTTGCTCCATAATTCTACTTTTAGTAGAAAGCAACCGCGAGAGGAGATGGAGGGAAATGCGAGTCACATACTACACGTTCCCGGAAGAGGTAAGCCCGGCGGACTGTATCGACACCTATCTCAAGGCGAAGGATTGGACGCCGGACATGAACGACCGCGAGGACGAGGTACACTACCGCAACCTCAAGCAGAAGATTGAGGAGTACGGCGAGATTGAGTGCAGCGTGTCTTTTGCGAAGAAGCTGCTCCGTGCGGTCGGAGGCAATGCATATACGCAGCATTTCGACCGTAGCGGCTGCCTGTTCGAGACAACACCGATCCTTCTCACGGGCAACAATTCGCAGCATCACTACAGTCGCCATCTGTAAGAGACGAAATCCCCCGCTATGCGGGGGAACAACAACCGCGAGAGGAGGTGAGGTCATGGATATGGAGCATTATGTATTTCTCGTCCTGATGTTCTTGGTGTCTACGCTTATCAATGTCACCGCAGCAGGGTATATAGCCCTGCAGTTGGGGCGGTTCGTCTGGATGAATCTGCTAACAGATCCGCATTTTCGTGGGTTACATCACGAGTTACAAGCAAACGCGGCGAAAGGTAAGCCCGAGCGCGGTTAAGTATGCGGTGAAGGATGTGGTCTGGATTTCTTCCCAGACTGCGGCGTAGGAGCGGAAATCCCTCTCCATCACTTTGTAAAGCTGTGTTTCCTTGAAACGCGCAATCAGAGCGGCGTTCTGTCCTCCGATGGATACGTTGCCGAGATTGCGCGTTGGGATGTCGATTAGCCCGAGACGTGACAGGTTTCCTATTGCGAGAGAGACGTTGTGGTCATATGCGGGGAAGTCATCAGAGATGTATATGTCGGAGATGATTTGATCGGCTTTTGGGTCTTCTTTGTCCCGAAAACGGCAATAGAGCAAGGTTGTTGGGTTCTCAAAGGACGATAAAACCCGAGCATCTAGCGGATTCATCTGCTTGATGATCTCGACAAACGCGTGATGAACCTGATCGGACTTGGTGACGTCCATCTCAGCAGCAATCAGTTTGGCGAACATCTGCCGGGCTTTCTCTTTTGCTACGTAGTACTTCGAGGCCTCCAAGGCGGGACCAATGAGGCTGATGTCTGGCTCAGGATTGATGTTCTCTGGTGGGATTTTGCTCAGTTCGTTGTCGATGTCCTTGGCATACTTCTCTACGTTCTCTCTAACTATCTTTTCCAGTAGAGGATCCCATCGCCCTAACGTTACTTGCCATAGGAGGTTTAGCGTATGTGCGGGTGCTTTGGCGCCACTGGTTAACCAAGTAGTACCTAGGGACACAAGAGCCGAGGTTACAACAGGATCCATGTGAATCATCCTCTCCTTAAAATGAGTGCCGGATTACAAAGATATTATATCACGGCGGGGAGGAGAACGGCAACATCGAGAGGAGGTGACACGATGACAAATGCTAATCCGTTCGATGCGCTACGGGACGAGCTTTCGGAGATCATCCGCAGCATTGTCCGTGAGGAGCTGCAAGAGCTCAAGGCAGAGCAGTCCAAAGAGGCGCGGCCCGCAGCACAGGAGGATGACAGACTTGTCGGACGCGAGGAGATCGCGCGGCGGCTGGACATCACGCCCGACGTTGTGACGGCGAAGATGGGGCGCGGCGAGCTGGTCTGGACGATCGACCCGATTAGCGGGCAGCGCAAGATGAAGAAGTCTTGGCTGGATGCTCTTATTAGAGATATGCCCGCCTATCGCGGACTGCTGAGCGCAAGAAAGGAGGCGGTCGCATGAGCGTCAAGAAGGTGATTGCGGGATGCTGCATCGCAGGTGCAGCGATTCTCTGTGCGGGGGCAGCAACACATGATGATGGACAGGGCGCAATTCTCGTTGAGGAAGTCTACGTTGTCAAGCCGGGGGATACCCTTTGGGGGATCTCGGAGACATACCTGCGGAAGAATACCGGCACGCGCCGGTATATCCTCGAATACAAGAGCGGAATCGAGGAGCTGAACCCGTGGCTGCTCGAACGGCACGGGATGATCTATCCCGGAGATAAGTTGAGACTGACATATTGGGTGAAGGAGGAGACAGAATGAAGAGTGAGTGGAAGATTTCGAGCCAGTATCTTGGCGGGAGAAAGGTCTATCAGGTGTACCGCATCAAGGATATGCGCATCGTCGATCACAGCGGTAACCGCGAGTATGCAGGTGGCCTGACCGATGATGAGGCCGAGGCGATGGCACTCGCGGAGAAGCTGAACCGTGAACAGGCATAAAAAGAACCCGGAGCGACGCTAACCGCTCCGGGCGACAAGAAAGACTTACAAACACAGTATAACACAACTCAAGGAGGATTTACAACATGACGATCAATATCAACCTTTCGGGTATGGATCTCGCGGCAGCGGGTAAAGAAGGTGTGACGGCTCTCGTGAATGCCTGCACGGCATTCGCCGGTGCATCGCTCGGCACGGAGATCGAGATGCCGGACAATCCGCACACGGTGACAACGGGCAACGGCATCGTCGTGCCGGAGAAAGTGTATGTGGATGAGCCGATTCCGGCGAAGCCGGAACAGACGGCACCTGCACCGAGCGTACCGCCCGCTGCATCGGAGACCACAGCACCCACCGCACCTGTCGCCCCCGCGACACCTGCACCGATTCCGACGGCTGGCGCGCCGACGTATACGGTCGAGGAGCTGCAGCTCGCGTGTGCGCCACTGACGGATGCCAATCGAATGGGCGAGCTGCAAGCGGTCTGTGCCAAATATGGCGCGGCATCGCTCCTCGATATCCCGAAGGAGCAATATGGTGCACTTGCCGCCGATCTGCGCGCACTGGGGGCGCGCCTCTGATGGCCGCCACAGCACACGCGCTCCTCAGCGCGTCGAGCGCACACCGCTGGCTTGTCTGCACCGCCGCGCCGAAACTCGAGGCGGAGTTCCCCGACACGACAAGCACGTACGCCAAGGAAGGCACGCTCGCGCACGAGATCTGCGAGCTGAAGCTGACGAAGTACATCACAACAATGCCGCGTGGGACGTATACGAAGAAGCTCAACGCGCTCAAGAAGCACGAGCTCTATGACCCCGAGATGGACGAGACGACGGACACCTACCTTGACTATGTGAAACGGTCGGCGCTCAGTTATTCGGTGCCGCCGAGCATTCAGATCGAGCGGCGCGTGAACTTCAGCGACTACGCCCCCGACGGCTTTGGCACGGCGGACTGCCTCCTGCTTGCGGGCGATACGCTGCACGTCATTGACTATAAGCATGGCAAGGGCGTCGTCGTCGATGCGGATCACAACCCACAGATGATGCTCTACGCACTCGGGGCGATGCACGACTTTGCCCTGATCTACCGCTTCAAGACGGTCAAAATGGCGATCGTGCAGCCGCGTGTCGGCAGTATCAGCGAGTTCGCCTGTACGGCAAATGAGCTTTTGCACTGGGGCGAGACGGTCGTCAAAGTGAAGGCAGAGGAGGCTCTGGGAGACGCCCCCGTATTCGCTCCCGGTGAGCACTGTCGCTTCTGCCGCGCAAAGCAGCAGTGCAAGGCGCGCTGTGAGCACTATGCAAAATATCGAATTGACGCGCGGTTCAGAGATCCCCGCCGCATTACTCCGGAAGCTCTTAGCTACTATCTAAGTGCAGCGGAAGCGATCAAAAAATGGGTAGAGGATATGCAGGAATACGCCCTCAGCGAGTGCCTTGCAGGGAGCAACGTCCCCGGCTGGAAAGCAGTGGAGGGGCGCGGCAGTCGCTCCTTTACGGATATGGATGCTGCCTTTGACATTCTCAAAAAAGATGGCATCGACGAATGCCTGCTCTGGGAGCGCAAGCCCTTGACACTGGCGCAGGTGGAGAAGGTGGTCGGCAAGAAACGATTCACAGAGCTTGTCGGCACGATGGTGGTCAAAACTCCGGGCAAGCCAACGCTCGCCACGGAGTCTGATAAGCGCCCCGCGGTGACGAACGTACCGCAGGCGGCAGATGTATTTCAGGATTTAGGAACAGAAGGAGAAAAAGAATCATGAGTTACCAAATGCGACCCTCGGATGTACTGCTGCGGAACGTGCGCCTCTCGTACGTTCGTTTTGACAAGGCGGTCTCGCGCAACCCCGGACAGGAGAAGAAGTACAGCTGCACGATCCTCGTACCGAAGACGGATCTCGCGCAGAAGCAGGCGATCGATAGTGCCATTGAGGCCGCAATCGCCATCGGCCGTGAGAAGTACGGCAACGCCGTTCCTCCGAAGCCGAAGACGGTGATCTGGGACGGAGACGGATATACGCAGTCAGGCAAGGAGTTCGGCCCTGAGGCAAAGGGACACTGGGTATTCACGGCGGGGCTTGCAGAAGCGCGTGGCCCCGTGCAGGTGGTTGACCTCAGTCGCAACCCGATTCTCAATCAGAGCGAGATCTACAGCGGGATGTACGCCAACGTCCTTGTCAACTTCTACTTTTACAAGAATGAATCGGTCGGCGTCGGCGCAGGGCTCGGTCCGGTGCAGAAGGTCGCGGACGGCGAGCCACTCGGGGGCGTTCTTCCCTCGGCGGATGATGTGTTCGGTGCACCGGACGCGGCGGCACCGATGGCAGGACAGACGTACGCAGCCGCACAGCCGAGTGTGTCGCCTGCTGTCGCCGCTGCGGCTACATCGCTGCAGATCAACCCGCTGACCGGTGCGCCGATGTAACCCGAAGATCTGTAGGACGAGGGGGCAGCCGCCCCCCTTTTGAGGACTTATTTATGCGACATCTATCCATCGATCTTGAAACCTACAGCGAAAGCGACATCAAGCTGGGCATCCCTAAATATGTAGAGTGTCCGAACTTCAAAATACTGTTATTCGCATACGCGTGGGACTTCGGCGAGGTTCATGTCGTCGATTTGGCACGCGGGGAGGAAGTTCCCGCCGACGTGATCGACGCGCTCACAGATCCAGAGGCCACGAAGCACGCATTCAACGCGGCGTTTGAGCTGCACTGTCTGCACCGCAGCGGTATACTGACTCCTTACAGGCAATGGGCGTGCACGCAGCTCCACGGCCTCTATCTCGGTTATCCCAAAAGCCTTGACGGCATCGGCAAGGCTCTCGGGCTACCGCAGGACAAGAAAAAGAGCACGAGCGGCAAAGCCCTCATCCGTTACTTTTGTCTGCCGTGCAAACCGACGAAGCGCAACGGGGGCAGGACGCGCAATCTGCCGGAGCACGATCCAGAGAAGTGGGAGGCGTTCAGGGAGTACAGCGCGCAGGACGTTGTGACGGAAATGGAGGTCTGCCGCCGTCTTGCGGCGTTCCCCGTGCCCGACGCGCTGCAAGCAGAATGGGTGACCGACCAGAAGATCAACCGGCACGGCGTTCTCCTTGACATGGATCTCGTACGCGGGGCACTTGCCATCGACGCGGCCGAAAAGCAGCATCTTATGCAGGAAGCCGCAGCGATCACGGGGCTTGACAATCCGAACAGCCGCGATCAGCTCCTCAAATGGCTCAACGACAACACGAACGTCGAGATGGAGAAGCTGACGAAGGAGAGCGTCGCCGAGGCACTCGAGGTCGCTGACGATACTGCCGCGAAACTTCTGGATATCCGAAAGCGCACCTCCAAGACCTCCGTCAAAAAATACGAGATGATGAAAAATGCTGCAGCCAACACCGACAACCGTGTGCGCGGTATTTTGCAGTTCTACGGCGCGAATCGTACAGGCAGATGGGCGGGGCGGCTCATCCAAGGGCAGAACTTGCCGCGTAACTACATCAAGAATCTCGATCTTGCCCGTGATCTCGTACGACGGGGGAATCGGGAAGCGGTCGCCCTTCTCTTCGACGATGTGGGTGATACACTCTCACAGCTCATCCGCACGGCGATTATCGCACCCGAGGGGAAGCTGCTCTGCATCTCGGACTTCTCCGCGATCGAGGCGCGTGTGCTTGCCTGGCTCGCGGGGGAGAAGTGGGTGCTGGAAGCGTTTGACCGAGGAGAGGACATTTACTGCAAGACCGCGTCGAGTATGTTCCATGTTCCCGTCGAAAAACACGGCGAGAACGGTCACCTGCGGCAAAAGGGCAAGATCGCAGTTCTCGCGTGTGGGTATCAGGGATGGACGCCCGCACTCATCAGCATGGGTGCGCTCAAAATGGGGCTCACCGAGGAGGAACTGCCCGACATCGTCAGTCGCTGGCGTAAGGCGAACCCGCGCATCGTGGACTTCTGGCAGAAGGTCGAGAACGCCGCACTCTATGTGATGAACACGGCGCGTCCCGTCGGACTTGACCACGGCATCATCTTCGCACGCGAGAGCAACCCCGCCGATGGAAGCGACTTTCTCACGATCACGCTGCCATCGGGACGCAAACTTTTTTATCCAAGCCCGCACCTTGCGGTCAATGCCTTCGAGCGGCAGGCGCTCCATTACCGTACGCAGGTCGGTGCGAACTGGGGCACAAACAGCACCTACGGCGGCAAACTCACGGAGAATATCACACAGGCAGTCGCACGCGACTGCCTCGCTGCGGCGATCACGCGCCTCACGGATGCGGGCTATCCTATTGTCATGCACGTCCATGATGAGGTCGTGATCGAGATCGACGAACTGAATCCGGAGGAAACACTTGCGGAGGTTAACGCCTTCATGGGCGACCCTCTGCCGTGGGCGCCGGGGTTGCATCTGACCGCCGCGGGATTCACCAGCAAATACTACATGAAGGACTGAGGGAGGCGATGAGTTGCAAAACGATCGCATCATACATATCAGCGTCGGCCGAAGTCGTACCTCGAAAGAGTGGCAGCGCACTGAGTATCTCTGGAGCGAATTTGTCGAACGGCTCCGCACACCTGCGCGGACGGATGAAACCGTCGAGCAGTACCACGCCCTGCCGAAGAAAGAGCAGGGCAGACTCAAGGACGTGGGCGGCTTTGTCGGCGGCACGCTGAAAGGCCTCCAGCGCAAGGCGGCGAACGTCGAGAGCCGCGATCTCATCACGCTTGACCTTGACACCATCGCACCGGGGGAGACGCAGAGCGTCATCCGCCGCATCGCAGGTCTCGGCATCGCCTACGCCGTCTATAGCACGCGCAGCCATACCGAGCATCATCCGCGTCTGCGTGCGATCTTCCCAACGGACAGAAGCGTCACAGCGGACGAATACGAGCCGATCGCGCGCAAGATTGCGAGTCTCATCGGCATCGACCTTTGCGACCCGACGACGTTTGAGGCAAGCCGCCTCATGTTCTGGCCGAGCTGCAGCAAGGACGCAATCTATGTTTTCTGCTGCGAGGATATGCCATTCCCATCCGCAGATGGTCTCCTTAATGCCTACGAGAACTGGCACGATGTGCGGACATGGCCGCAGGTGCCGGGCGCAAACGAGGCGAAGGAGCGGCTTGCCCTCTCCAAGCAGTCGGATCCGACGAAGAAAACGGGCATCGTCGGCGCGTTCTGCCGCACCTATGACATCCTCGGCGCAATCGAGATGTTTATCCCGCACGCCTACGAACCGACGGACAGCGGCGACCGTCTGACGTTTGCGACGGGGTCTACGGTCGCAGGTGCGGTGCTCTATGACGACAACAAGTTCCTTTACTCACACCATGCGACCGACCCGTGCAGCGGGCAGCTGGTCAATGCGTTCGACCTCATCCGCCTGCATAAGTTTGCGGAATTGGATGAGCCTGCGAAGGAGGGTACGCCGAATAACCGTCTACCGTCATTCCTTGCGATGCAGAAGGAGGCACTCGCAGATGCAGCCGTCGCCACGGAGCTGCAAACGGAACGCGCCGCACAGGCGGCGGACGTGTTCGGGATGGCAGAGCCTTCGGAGCACACAGGAACGCGCGGCGGGGCGGAGAATCCTGCAGTCGATGTGAACTGGATGCGCACAGCGGGGATTCAATTCAGCGACACGGGGAAGCCAAAAAAGACAATGGACAACATCGTGCGGATTCTTCGGAATGATCCGCTGCTGAAAGGCAGAATCGCCGTCGAGAAGTTCTCCCTGAGGATGCTTGTCCTTGGTACACTGCCATGGAATCCGTCGGACAAGCAGCGTGTGTGGTCGGATCACGATGACGCGGGCGTGCAGTGGTACCTAGAATACCGCTTTGACATCACCGGCAAGGACAAGATTCTCAGCGCAGTTCAGCTTGCCGCCGAGCAGAATGGATTCAACGCCGTAACGCAGTACCTTGAGGGACTGACGTGGGACGGTGCAACGCGTCTGGATACACTCTTTCACGATTATCTGGGTGCTGTGGATGAACCCTATACGCGAGCCGTCTGCCGTAAATCGTTCGTTGCCGCTGTCGCGCGAGCGATGCACCCCGGATGCAAGTATGACTATGTGCCCGTTCTCATCGGGCGGCAGGGGCTTGGCAAGAGCACACTTCTTGCGAAGATGGCAAAGGAATGGTTCAGTGACAGTTTTTCCTCCTTCGACGGCAAGGATGCACTCGAAGGGATTCAAGGAAAGTTACTGATCGAGCTTGCCGAGATGACGGGCTACACGCGGTCAGAGGAGAATATGATCAAACAGTTCCTCTCACGCACCAGCGATTTCTTCCGTATGCCGTTCGGACGCAGAGCAGCCGAATTTCCCCGTCAATGCGTTTTCTTTGGGTCAAGCAACGATCATGAGTTCCTAAAGGATTCGACTGGAAATCGCCGTTTTTGGCCGGTGGACGTTGGAAAGTGCCCGGTGCAAAAGAGCATCTGGGAGGATCTGCCGCATGAGGTTGACCAGATCTGGGCGGAAGCCGTGGCAAGATTTAGGCAGGGTGAGGCACTCTATCTGGACGATCAGGAAGTCATTCAGGCGGCATTAGACAACCAGAGTGGGCACCGAGAGGTCAATATCAGGGAAGGCCTGATTGCCGAGTTCATCACCCGCCCCATTCCAACGAACTGGAACACGATGAAGCTGCCCGAGCGAAAAATCTTCTGGAGCGGCGTCATGGAGGATCGCGGCGATCTCATCCCGCGCGATCGGGTCTGTGCGCTTGAGATCTGGTGCGAGTGCTTCGACGGCGAGCCAAAGTTCATGCGGCGCGGCGACGCGAAGGAGATCAACAAGATTCTCGATAATCTCCCGAACACCGTCCGTGACGAGGGGACGCGCAGGTTCGGCTACTGCGGCGTTCAGCGGGGATTCAGGATCATAACTGAACAGGTGTAACGCAATAGGTGCGCGATGAAACAATGAATTGTTTTTGTGTTTCTTCATTTTTGTTGTTGCGCTTGCAAGTTGCGGGCTAAACCCTTATGGCTCTAAGGATTATATACACTGTGTAACATGTAACATATATTCATATATATTTATTAAATAGGGAATTAGGGGACTATGTACATAGCCTACACTGCCTAATTTACATACCTATACACGAGAACGTGACAATGTTGCACTGAAAGGAGTTTTGGATGAAAGAACGAGATATTGAGGTTCTGCTGCGTGATGGCGTCAAGCAGTTGGGCGGCAAAGCCTATAAATGGGTATCACCGGGGAATGCAGGTGTGCCTGACCGCATCGTCATTCTTCCGGGCGGTAAGGTGATCTTTGTCGAGCTGAAGCAGGAGAATGGACGGCTGACGCGCCTGCAGAAGGTGCAGCAGCAGACTCTTCGCGGAATGGGTGCCGCCGCCGTCACGCTTCGCGGCGCGGAGGACGTGAAGATGTATCTCGAGGTGCTAAAGGAGATGGTGGAACGTGGAGCTAAAGCCGCACGCGTATCAACGGTACTGCATTGATCGGCTCATCGCCGATCCGCGCGTTGCTCTCTTTCTGGACATGGGACTTGGTAAGACGATCATCACGCTGTCGGCGATCTATCACTTGAAATACGCACGGTTCGCCGTCCGCAAGGTTCTCATCATCGCGCCGAAGAAGGTCGCAGAGGCGACGTGGCAGCGCGAAGCGGCGAAATGGGACGGGGTGCACATCCTGCGAATGCAGACAGTTCTCGGCACACAGGCACGACGGCTGAAAGCGCTGAATACGCCCGCCGACATTTACATCATCAATCGCGAAAACGTGCCGTGGCTCGTGGAGCACTACCGTAATGACTGGCCGTTTGATATGGTGGTCGTGGATGAATCCAGCAGTTTCAAGAATCCTCGTGCGAAACGCTTCAAGGCACTCTCGTATATGTACCCGCACATCAACCGGACAGTGCTTCTCACGGGGACGCCAAGCCCGAACGGGATCATTGACCTTTGGAGTCAGATCTATTTACTGGATCGGGGCGAGCGTCTCGGTAGCACCTTCTCAGGCTTTCGTAATCGATATTTTACACCCGGGGAGCGGTCGCGTGACATCATCTATACCTACGATCCGAAAGACGGCGCAGAGGACGCTATTATGAGTGCCATCGGCGACATCGCGGTGAGCATGAAGGCTGCGGACTATCTGCAGCTGCCTCCCGCGGTCGAGGATACGATCCCCGTCGTACTGGATGCGAAGGCGCGCAGGGCGTATGACACGATGGAGCGGACGATGGTGCTGGAACTCCTGCAGAGCGGCGAGCAGATCACGGCAGCGAGCGCGGCGGCGCTCTCGAACAAGCTGCAGCAGCTTGCAAATGGAGCAGTCTACAACGAGGAGCACAAGCCCCATGCAGTGCATGACTGCAAGATTGAGGCGTTCATGGAGCTGATTGAGCAGCTGGGCGGGAAGTCTGCGCTGGTCTTTTACAACTTTCAGCACGATCTTGCACGGATCGTTGAGGCACTGCGGCAGACGAAACTCCGTGTGCGGGTTCTTCGTGGTGCAGAGGATGAGTTGGCGTGGAATCGGGGCGAGGTCGATATTCTTCTTGCGCACCCTGCAAGTGCCGCATACGGTCTGAATCTGCAGGACGGCGGCAACCATGTCGTCTGGTACGGTCTGAACTGGAGCCTTGAGCTGTATCAGCAGGCGAATAAGCGTCTGCATCGGCAGGGGCAAACGCAGACGGTCATCGTGCACCATCTTGTTTGCACAGATACGCGCGATGAGGATATCCTGCGCGCGATCAGTATGAAGGAACGGGCGCAGGAGTTCGTTCTTGAGAGCCTCAAGGCTCGAATTGATAAGTATAGGGTACATTGAGGAGGACTACAAAATGCTGATTTTCATGAAGAATGTCAAGAAATTCGTGGCGAAGGATCGCCCTGTGCTGGCTGCTGTCCACTATCACGCAGGGCGTGCATATGCTTCAAACGTGTATAGCCTTGTCTGGATTGAAGATAATTTGAGGCGGGAGGGGGCTTTTGATGCTGAGAGTGGCGCACCTGTCGAGCTGGATGCGAAGATGCCGATACCATCCTTTGACAAGGTTGTGCCTAAAGTCAACGAGGAGTCTGCGTATGCGACTGTTGGGAATGCTGAACTGATACAGATGCTCTCGGTACTGAAGGCAGTGGATGCTTGCGCGCCCAATCGGAAAGATTCGGATGCGGTCATGCTTGTTTGGCGTGCATCTGGGCTCATGATGTACGCGCGCGGAAAGACGCTACGCGCGGAATATTGTCTTTCCGGAAAGACGGAGAACTTGGCAGATGAGGCGCTGCGCTTTGCCGTGTTCGACGCAAGGCTTCTATCTGTTTTAATCGACTACCTCCGACAACGAAAAGGTGCTACACAATTTTATGCGCCCCGACGTACTATATCCCCATTGCGAGTCGACATGGCACCTCCTTGCGCGGTGTCTTCGGGTGTAGTCCTTGCCCCGCGGAATCTCATCGAAGTTGATCGCTGGGCGGATGCTGTCCCCAAGGATGTGATTCGCCGCGGCAACGAAAATGCGCAAAACGCTGCAAAGTCAGCGTAAGGAGGTCCGAGAAATGGCAGAGCAGAAATATCCACAGGACGAGGAGAAAAACGAGTACCGGTACATTGACTGCGGATGGCTTGACGAGGTGGCAACCGGGCTGACTGCAGGCGCAAAGAAGCATCCCGGCGAGACGTGGCGGGATATCCCTGCCCGCGAGCACGCGGCGAGAGCGTTTCGGCACTTGTCGCTCTATCTCAAAGGGGATGTCACCGAGGAGCATCTTGTCAACGCGAGTATGCGCTGCATGATGGCGTGCGTGATGGAGCGAGAAGAGGAGATAGATGCAGATGATGAGGTTGAAGACTCATATTGACAAGCAGATACTTGACGCTTGTTGCGGCTCTCGGATGTTCTGGTTCGACAAGGAGCATCCGGCGACCGTGTTCATGGACAATCGTAGCTTTGCCAAAACGTTGTGCGATGGCCGACGATTCGAGGTCAAGCCTGATCTGATCGCTGACTTCCGAGAGATTCCATTTCCTGACGAGAGTTTCCAGCTTGTCGTATTCGACCCGCCGCATTTGTGCAGTGCAGGAAAGACTTCGTGGCTCGGCATCAAGTATGGTGTGCTCGAAAGTACATGGCAGAATGATCTGCGCCGAGGATTCGAGGAGTGCATGCGCGTCCTGAAAGATTATGGCGTATTGATCTTCAAATGGTCGGAAGATCAGATCAACACGGCGGACATTCTGAAATTGCTTCCCGTGCAACCTCTTTTTGGGAATCGGAGAGGAAAGACAATCTGGCTGGTGTTTATGAAATTTCCGGAGGAACAACAACCACAAGCGCGTTTTTGTGGTTGAAAGTATCGAATATCGTCCAAAAAGCTGTAAATATGACAATTATCTACGCGGAAAACGAGATAAAGGAGCGAAGATCATGAGTAAGAAATACGCCTACATCTACGACCTTTACGGGGAGGGGTATTGGACGGGATTTGCAAGTATTGAGGAGGCTCTTGCGGCGGCGCGAGAGCGCAAACCTGATGCTGACTTGGTGTATATCACCGAGACAGAGGAGTATGTGCCGCGTGTCTGGTATGATCGTGTGATCGACGGCTTGCAAGAGGCGTGTGATGACGAGTGCGCAGGATGCTATGAGGGGTATCTTGATGATGCGTCCGAAAGAGACAAAGAGGCACTGGGCGATATGCTCACGGCTACATTCGTACAGTGGGCAAAGGAACACGGTATCAAATATTGGGTAGATATTCCTGTCGCGAAAAAAGATGTTTTGTATAACCTTAAAAGTGGAAAACCGTTACACGAAGAGGATAAAAATGTTTGGCTGCAACATCGGAAGCGTGTATCCAAGAAGGAGGAATCCAAATGAACACATGGGTAGGAATCGGACGTCTTGTGCGAGACCCTGAGGTAAGATACACACAGAGCGGCAAGGCGTGCGCGAAATTCACACTTGCGATTGACAGGCGCAGGAGCGGGGACGGGAATCAGCAGGCGGACTTCATTCAGTGTGTAGCGTGGGAAAAGATCGCTGAAGTCATCAGTCAGTACGTCACAAAGGGCCAAAAGATCGCAGTAGATGGGCGCATCCAGACGCGCAGCTATGATGCGAATGATGGGACGAAACGCTATGTGACGGAGATCGTCGTCCAGAGCATGGAGTTCTGCGACAGCAAAGGCGGACAACAGTTAAGCAACGCTAAAGAGTTCGCGGGGACACCTGTGCCGGATGAGGATATTCCGTTTTGAGGGGGAGTAAAAGTGGGACTGACAGCACTTCAGCGCAGACTTGTTCGCGCCATCATGGACTGCAACAATATCACGGAAGCGATTAGGAATGATGCGTTGCTTGTTGTTCGAGAAGATAAAACAGCAAAGAATGATGCCTTTTGTAAGGAGGCAATCAATCGTTTGGAGAAGAAAAACCTGTTGGATACTATGTCGCTTGCGGCAAACAACAGAAATATTATTGTGGAGGATTGCTCTGGGTTCCTCGCAAGTCGTTACTACATCTCTACAAGAGAACAGGCGTTGTTCTGCCATATTCATAAAATGCGCTGTGTATCTCAACATATGAGCGAGATGCAAATACGTTATCTGAATGCGACATTGCTCTATGGAGAGAGCGGGACGGGGAAAACAACATTTGGGCGCTATATTGCCTATCGGTTCGGACTTCCGTTTATTTACATCAATCTTTCCATGACGGTGGATTCCCTCTTAGGAAGTACGTCAAAGAACATCTCCAAAATCTTCTCTGATCTTCAAGGGATTCCATGCGTGTTTATGATGGATGAGGTTGATGCAATCGGGAAGATGCGTGGGAGTGGCACAAACTGCGATGATGAAATGGCTCGCGTTGTTATTTCGATTATGCAGATGATCGACCGCATGAGTTCGGATATGATTCTCATTGCCGCGACCAATCGCTTGGATGTACTTGATGAAGCCCTTATCCGGCGATTCTCTGTGAGACATGAGGTCAAGAGATTCTCCCCAAAGGAGAATCAGGAGATGCTGAAACGCTTTGTCGATGATGTTCCTGTTGATTTTGCGCCGGATGAGATCAACGACATTGTGGAGAGATATGACGGGCGGGCACAGTCCTATCTAATCAACGTGTTGGTTGAGAGAATTGCAGATAAAGTTGTTGGGGAAGTGACTGAGGAGGGGCAAGATGACATCGGATGAGCAGACGTTATACTTCTTCGCCTTTCGGTATGCCTTGCCGCGACAATCCTATGCGCTGTCTCTCGTGTCCGATCTCGTCCTGCGGCGCGTGGATGAGTTTGAGGATTGGCAGCTGCGGGATATGATCGGCGAGATTGAGGCATATTGGGAGGAGAACAATGAGATCCACCCGATTGACCGAGATGTGCAGCGGCTCTTTCGAGATCGGCTGAGGAATGCTCTTTTGGAGAGAAGCATAGAACGGGGAGTGTGATAAGCGTGTTACTGAAAATCATAGCACTGGTTATATCGTTGACGATCGGATACGTATGGTTTATGGGATGCAACAATGCTGCGTTATGCGATAGTGTCTTTCTGCATATGACTACCTATGCTGATTTGGGAATGTTCCTGGTTATGGAGTCTATGTGTGTAACGATTGGACAATTGATTATTGAGTTTGTAGAGACTGAGAAACGGCGATAAACAAAGAGCGGCATATCACCGCTCTTTTGGTGCGTTCGGAACATATCGGTGACGCCAACAAAATGATGAGACAGGAGGAACAGGCGTGAGAGAGTACAGTGACTATATCAGGGAGACAAAGAGACTGCTCATGAACTACAACAAAATGAAGGTCGCTGTCACGAATCTCACAGAGGAGATTGAAGCGCAGGAGATGGTCTTGCGTGATGAATCCATATCCTCCATCCAGTACAGAGACGATCGTATCAGCGGAGGCACAAGGGAGTTGACGATCACGGAGGCGGCAGCTGCACGGCGTATCAGATTGGAAGAGCGTATTGCTGATATACGTATGCGTCGTGATGGGATGGAGCGCACGATACGGGCAATAGATCGTGCGTTTGAATCGCTGGATGATGCGGATGTGGAACTGTTGCAGGGACGGTACATCCGGGGACTGTCATGGGCCGAGCTTGCGGAGGAGTTGAACTATACGGAGAAGTGGGCGAAGGAGAAGGGCGGGAAGGTGCTGCGTGATGTTGCGCTGATGTTATTCGGGGTGATAGTGAGGCCTGCGCAGTTAAAACTTTCAATTCTTGCGAATAATTGACAAATTACTTGTGAATTTTAGTAAAATATGCTATATTACTTTCATGAGTGATTGTGAAAGTGAGGCGATTTAATGATTACGAAAAACAGCATTCAGCAGAAATTTGAGCAGGAATTTCCACCGGAACGTATCCATGCCGTACGCGCGTTAGTTGATTTGGCCTATGAGAGTGCTGATACCCTATATAAGTATCAGCCAAATGATGGAATGTATAACCTCCTTCGGGCAACAAATGTTGGAAAAGGGATCTGGGCAGACATCTTGCGTGCCGGCATTGCATGTTCAGCGAGACTGTTTTGTGAAAAAGGCATATTGCCATATACTTTTGAAACACCGATGAATTGTGCTCGTAATTGTCATCATGTACGCCTTTATAATGAAGACGTGTGCCTGTATTTCGCGCGGACACAATATAATAAGGATATTCCACGGAAAGCACTTTATAGGGCTTCCGATCTCATTCAGACTAGACTTTTTGATGAAGAGTCGGATATAAATAAAATAAAAACATATGCCGTGACATATGGAGATGGCGGCGAACATGAATTTCGATATGGACGTATAGGGATTCCCGGAGAAAAAAACTGGATACATTCAAAACCACTAAAGGTTGGCGCATATCAATACCCGACCCAAAAAGAAAAAAATGAAATCCTTGTTCAATTAGATGAGAAATATAAAGCTCTGTTGAGAAGGGATGAAAAGAATAATGGGGGCATCAAATAATATAGAATATTGCATCCCACAACGACTGCGTGATGCGAGAATTGCAGACGGAAAAACGATAAAAGAGGTTGCGGAAGCACTAGGAATCAGTGCACAAGTTTTATCTATGTTTGAATTAGGGCGCTGTAAAGTTTCAGTCGAGATGTTCTTTCGTTTGAAGAATATGTATAGTATGCCTAATAGTTTTTATGGAACTCAATATATGGATAATGCGGCACGCAGCACGGTTTTCTTTCGTAAATTTAGTGCAGCGACAAAAAGAAAAAGAGAACAAGCATTAAAGCGGGCAGATTTTATCAGTTGCAATATCATCAAATTCTTTGGAGGTAAGATCAAGTTTCCGGAGGTCGATGAATTATTTGATGAAATCAAAACATCCGTGAATATCGAGAAAAAAAGGGATCCTGAACTATGGGCGAAGTTAATTCGTAGGAAATGGAACATGGGTATGGGGCCTATATCAAACCTGATACGTGACTTGGAACGCAGGGGCATCATTGTTGTTGTTATGCCAATGGATAATGATGTAGATGGGTTTTCCTATTGGCAGGATGGGAGACCGTTTATCTTTGTAAATAAGAATAATACAGCGGTCAGACTTCGTATGAGTATCGCACATGAGCTTTGTCATCTGTTTTTTCATGAGGAAGAAGATATTGAAAGAGAGCTAAAAAGAGTGGAGGATGAGGCGAAGGCTTTTGCAGGAGCTTTTTTGTTGCCTGAGGCAGCGTTACATAATGAATTGTACATGGGATCTTTGGAACAGTTTCGATATCTAAAGTCCAAATGGAGGGTATCCATCAATGGGATCATCATGAGGGCAAAACAACTTTTCTTGATCGATGATAATAGGTACACGTATCTCCAGACACAAATATCAAGAAAGAAGTGGAGAAAAAGAGAGCCTGAGGATGATGTTATAGAGCAAGAGCAACCTGTTCTTCTTAGTCAAGCAATCAGGTTATTCATTGATGATGGAATAATGACACGAGATGAAATGATTGAGGGAATAGGGCTAAGCGGTAATTTTATAGAAACTCATTGTTCCTTGCCGGATGGATATTTCGATCGTACACATAACAATTTGGTGAGGATAGATTTTAAGAGGAGAAAGAAAACATGAAGAAATTAAGTAATAATGCGCGTAAGCTTTTGATGGCTATAGGAGAAGGCGATAAAAGGGGGATAGGAGCACATGAGCTATGCATGAGGGATGATGAATTTTTTGATGCGAGTGAGGAACTTAGGAGAGCGTTGCTGCTCGATCATTGTCATTTAAGCGAGATTGGGACAGTAGATAACGCGGTGGCAAAATTGCAGCGTCCAAGCTTAACAACAAAAGGGAAAGAGGTGTTTAAGGCACTACGGCGAAATTAGTGATTGTGGATAACTCAATCTTCTTCCCAACGGTATTTTTAACCGACTTTTTGTTCCCTTTTACTTCCTTTTTTTCGCGGAAAAGTGTGATATGATAGTAGAGTAGAAAATTTGATATGGCAAAGAGATGATGCTGAGGCGGATTCTCGAAGGGCACAGCTGCGGCTTGTAATAAATAAAAGGCAACTATTCGGAACTTCCGAACGGTTGCCTTTTTGCGTGAAGCAAGAGATTATGCGATGGCCGCATTTTTCTTTTCGTAGAGAGCCGTGAGTGCGTCTTGCAGTACTTTTGAGACGTTGAGCTGTTCTGCTTCAGCGAAGGTGTTGAGCCATGCGGGAATCGTAAGATTCTTGCGGATGGACTTGCTGCCATATTTCGCAGCGTAGGTATCCATATCAAGTGAAAGTAGGCTGACAAATCCTTCACCGATTTCGGGATCCGGGTGGATGTCTTTGATATCGCTTGCAGGAGGGATTTCATTCCCATCTTCAAGTTCACCAAGGATCCAACCAGATGCAGCATCTTCGCCCATAGCGATGGCGCCGGCCAGTGTATCTCCACCAGAAACGCATCCGGGCAGATCAGGGACGGTAACGGCAAAAGCAGATGAATCAGGGTCGGGGTAAAATACAGCAGGATAGATCAGGTTCATGATATGTGCCTCCTTGCGGAAGCGGGTATCAGGGATTGATGCCCGCTTCCTTCAATACGCTTTTCGCTATGAAGGGGTTAATGTCTCCGGGATGATTCGGGACTGTCAAGGTTTTTGCAACACCGTCTTTTTGATAGTGTTGGTGCGAACCTTTCGAGCGAACAGGCCGCCAACCATTTTTCTTTAGCAGTCGGTCAAGTTCTTTGAATCTCATTTTGTTCCCTCCTTCTGACTATATTATACGCATTATGCGCATAAAAGTCAATGGGGGATTTGAAATACTTTCTTTGTGAAATTAAAGGCAGGTGATGAGTGTGTTGTAGGTGGCAAAACGAGATAGGTTCTTCTAGCGTTTTGAACGCCTGCGCTCGCTTACGATGCCCAAAAACGGGCTAGATACGGAAAACTTTTATCTCTAAGCAAGCCTTTGAGCACTTGAGAAAGAAATAGCTACAACAAATAGTAAAATCCTATAAGTTATCATATCTGTTTAGCATGAAAGGAGGAAAACCCGATGAAGGTGGCAGAAGACCCGAAAAAGATCACTGTATCACAGGCAAATTTTGCGCGTGCTGTCGGGTTGACCTCCGGGCGTGTTAGTCAGCTGATCCAGGAAGGGGTTGTCATCCGCGACGACAAGGATGCGCGTGGCGGCGTGTTCCTTGTGCAGAGTATTCGCAACTATGATGCGCTGAAAAACGGCAGCCGTAAAGGAGGGGATGACGACGATCCGAATTACATCTCCGAGAAGGCGAAACATGAGCGCGTCAAGCGTGAACTCAGCGAACTGCGTCTTGCACAGAACGAGGCGAGCGTCTACGATGCGCGTACCGTCGAGATGGTCATGATTGAGATGCTGTCTAATCTGCGCGCGCAGCTGCTTGGACTTCCGGCAAAACTTGCGCCGGTGATGGAAGGGCGTTCGAAAGATGACATCTACCAGACGCTCACCGCCGAGATCGAGGAAAAACTATCAGAGCTCAGCGGATATGAGCCGAGCCTGTTCATGCAGGATATGGCGGCGGAGGTGGACGATGAAAACGGCGATTGAACTCTGGCGCATCGTGTCGCAGAAGGGGCTTACGCCGCTGCCGAAAACGACGGTCAGCACATGGGCGGATGATTACCGCGTCCTCTCCAACACATCTGCAGAGCCTGGACGATGGAAAACAAGCCGCGCGCCGTATCAGGAGGAAATCATGAACGCATTCACACAGCCGGGCATCCGGCGTGTTGTTGTCATGAGCTCCAGTCAGGTGGGTAAGAGCGACATCATGAACAATGTGATTGGGCGATTTGCGCACCTTGACCCGTGCGCAATCATGATGATACAGCCAACGATTGAGATGGCGCAGGACTACTCAAAGACCCGCATCTCGCCGATGATACGTGATACAAAGGTGCTATCGCGTATTTTTTATGACGTGAAGGACGGGGCGCAGCAGAACGCACCGAAAACACGCGACGGGAACAATACAATACTCTCGAAAATATTCCCCGGCGGCCGTCTCATCATGTGCGGGGCGAACAGTCCGGCAGGGCTTGCATCGCGTCCGATTCGGATACTGCTTGCCGATGAGGTGGACCGCTTTCCGGAATCCGCCGGAACGGAAGGCGACCCCGTCGATCTGGCATCAAAGCGCATGACCACATTCTGGAATAGAGTGATGGGAATGTTCTCAACCCCGACCATTGAGGGGAGCAGCCGCATTGCGGCGGAATATCAGGCAGGAACGCAGGAGGAATGGCAGTATGAGTGCCCCAACTGCGGCGAGTATCATGCGATTCGCTACACGAACATCCACGCAAAACACGCTGAACATAAGGACGCGCAAGGGCGGAAGATTGTTATCATCGAAGATGTGAAATGGCGGTGCCCCGACTGCGGATTCTCCTTTGACGAAAAGACGATGAAAGCAGCACCGCAGAAGTATGTTGCGCAGAATCCTGTCGCCGTCAAGAACGGCATCCGTTCCTTTTTTGTCAATGCGTTCTCATCCCCGTGGATGACATGGTCTGAAATCATGCGAGAATGGCATGAGGCACTTGGAGACCCGACGCGCGAGCAGGTCATTGTGAATACGAGATTCGGGGAACCGTATCAAGAGCGCGGCGCATTTGACGACGGCACCGTATTCCTGCAGCGGCGCGAACAGTATGGTGCGGAGCTGCCGAATGGCGTACTGATGCTGACGGCAGCCGTTGACGTGCAGGATAACCGCCTTGAGTACGAGATATGCGGATGGGGCGAGGCGGAGGAGAGTTGGGGAATTCTCTACGGCGCAATTCCAGGAACGCCGGACCAATGGCGGACGTGGGAGATGCTCGATGAGGTGCTTGATCGCACATACTTCTTCCGCAACGGCTCAGGTCTCAACATCGTGCGTAGCTTCATCGACTCGGGTGGTCACTATACCGGAAATGTATATGCCTACTGTCAGCGGAACTATCATAAGCAACGCATCCCGATCAAGGGGAAGGGCGGCCCCGGCATCCCGCTCGTCTATAAAATTGGAAGAGCGCAGGGCGCAAGCGTACCGCTTGTCTTGCTTGGCGTTGACGACGGAAAGCAGCAGGTCATGAACCGCCTATCCATCAATGAGCCGGGGGCATCCTATTTCCATTTCCCGCTGGACGGGGACAAACCCCTGCCTTATCGCGGCTACGATCAGCTCTATTTTCGCGGCCTCATATCGGAGCACAAAAAACAGGTGCGCCGGAACGGTGCTCTACGCACGATATGGGAGACAACCAAAGGCGTACGGAACGAGCCTCTTGATCTGCGCGTATACAATCTTGCATGCATGCTCTCATGTACGCCGAATTGGGCGCGCATCAAAGCAGCAATGAGGGGAGATGCCGCACCGCAGGTACAGCAAAAGAAGAGTACAACGGCAAAGAGAACGAGACAAACGGCGCGGCAGACGAATATATGGTGAGGTAATACGAATGGCAAATAAGATACAGAACGAGCGCCTTGCGCAATACCTTGAGGCAGAACGTGCCGTCCTATCGGGGCAGTCGTACACCATCGGAAACCGTACGCTGACAAGGGCGAATCTCTCGACGATTCGTGCGGCGATTGACAGCCTCATTGCAGGAGGCGCGACGCTCGACGGCAGTGCGCCGGATATGCGCGGCATGAGTAAGCGCGTTGTGTTTGTAGACGGGAGGTGAACAGATGGCAAGGAAAAAACGCCGCATCAGTGGGGCGCAGCGTCCGAATATCCAGAACAGCGGGTACAGCGAAGGCGGCGCATCGCAGACGAACAACATCCTCAAAACATGGAACCCTTGGAAGCTGTCAAGCAAGTCCGACATCGACCAGAACCTCAATCCGCTCCGTAACCGTGCGGCGGATACGGCAATCAATACACCGATCGGCGCGGCGGCAATACAGTCCAGTGCAACGCACGCAGTTGGGACGGGACTGACGCTCTTCCCGCGCCCACGCTTCAAACAGATCGGCATGAGTGCAGACGATGCGCGGCAGTGGATTCGCGATGTGATGGTGGAGTTCCAGATGTGGGCAAACTCGAAGGACTGCGACATTTATCGCCGTAACAACTTCTACGACCTCCAGCATATTGCCTACTTGGCGTATCTGATCGATGGTGATGCATTTGCGCTCTTTCGGCGAAAGCCACCGTCGGAGATGGCACCGTACAGCCTGCGTCTCCAACTGATCGAAGCAAACCGCGTGAGCAACCCGCTTGATACTGGCCTTGCAAATTATACAAGCGTTGAGATGCGTGCGCCGATGGCAGGGCATCGCATCATATCCGGAGTGGAGATTGATGCAGACGGGGCCATTGACGGATACTGGGTCTGCAACAAGGTGCCATATGACCACATTGACACGCAGGGGGCGCCGGAATGGATACGAATTAAGGCGTTCGGTGATGGGACGGGTCTGCCGAACATCCTGCAAATTTGCCATGACGTGCGAGCAGATCAATATCGCGGTGTCCCGTACCTTGCACCTGTGCTCGAAACCCTGAAACAGATGAGCAGGTTCACGACTGCGGAACTTGCGAACGCGATTGTGAAATCATTTTTTGCACTGTTTTTCACGCAGACATCGAACGTATCAGGGACGCTGAATACCATGCTTGGAAACGCCTACGAAGGAGATCCGAACGAACCTGTGGTAAACGTCAATGATTACGCATTGGGGCCGGGCACACTCAACGCGCTGCCATCCGGCGTAGATGTGAAGTCCGTCAACTCGGGGGACGGACAAAGCACCTTTGGCGTATTCACGCAGGAGCTTGTCAAGCAGATCGGCGCGGCACTCGGGCAGCCATACGAAGTCCTCATGAAGAGTTTCACGAGCTCATACAGTGCGAGCCGTGCAGCGCTCTTGCAGGCGTGGGACGAATACCGGATGCGGCGCGTGTGGTTCGCGCGCGATTTCTGTCAGCCTGTCTATGAAGTATGGCTTGCGGAGGCGGTCGCACTTGGGCGCATTGACGCACCGGGCTTTTTCGACGATCCGCTCACGCGTGCCGCATGGTGCAATGCAGAATGGTTCGGTCCCACAATGAGCATCCTTGACCCTGTGAAGGACGTGAACGGCTCACACCTGCGCACAGAGTACGGACTTAGCACGCTCGAACGCGAGGCGGCAGAGATGACAGGCTCAGACTATGAGGAAAACCTCGAGCAGCTCGCCTATGAGCGGGACTTGCGGAAGCGACTAGGGCTGTTGGGGGAAGAGAAGAAAACACCCACGAATTAACGTGAGTACTCTCGTCTATTATCTTTTCGCTCTGCGATATCCAGCTGCACGCGCCTCGTCCTCGGTGAAAAACCATGCCTCCGGGATGGTCTTGTTGTAGGACGCACCGCCCGGGACGTGATATATTCGCTCGCCCTTGCTGTTGATGTTTCCCTTGATCGTCTCGCCGTTCGGACCGGGACCGCTATTGTTGACGTGTGCTGCCGGTGCTTGCCGTGACGATGACTGCGCCTGTGGCGCGGGGGCGCTTGCTGCGGGTGGTGGAGGAGCGGGGGCATTCGGGTCGAACTCCTCTGTCTTCCCGTTTCTCAGGATGGAATATCCTTCATTCCCTGACTTCTCCGTGTTGTAGGTGACCACAGCAAGCCCGGCACCGTTGCATAGGAGCATTGCGCGATATTGCTCTACAGACTGCGATATGTTAGGCGAAATGTCTTTTACGGCGGTGACGGCGGCAGCTTTCGCGGCCTCTATGTCCTCACTTGGCATATCCATATCAAAGTCTACGACGTAGGTTTGGTCGTGGAACTCCGAAACGGAAATGTTCTTCACATTGTCGCCGAGTTTTGCTTCTATCGCCTCTTTGATGGCGGCTTTGTCCTCTTCTACGGCAGAGACTTCTTGCTGTTGCTCGACGGCGGGGGCAGACGGTGGTGGTTCTTTTGGGTCTGATTTTGGAATCATCCAGATGAACATCCATAAAACGCCAAAGACAGCAATGATTTTCCATCGTGTAAGTCTGTCACGGTTGAAAAACAGAAGAACAAGCCCCAACAGTGGGAAGAAAATAAGCGCGAGCCACATAAGCCATGATTTCTGATACCATTTTACTTTTTCGTCCATCGTACATTCCTCCTCTAGGTAGGAAAATTCTACCTGATTGTGCCGGATTCCTGCAAGGATGGGAGAAAAATTAAAACCGCTTCGTCGGTGCGGAGCGGTTTTCTTATGCACAAAATTCTATGGTCGGGAGAAATTTCGCGTAAAAATTTTTTGGGTAGTTTAGAAGGGGCAATCTTTATCGGGAGCAAAGACTGATGTAGGAGAAGAGCCTTTATTGGATAAGTCGTCGCCTAGATATTCGTCAATAAATGTAGAAACCCCAAGTGATGGATTGGTAAGGATGAAGTATAAATCATCTAACTGCTTGATTGAGTCCTTATTTGCTATATATGAGAACTTATCATTATGGAGAATAAACAGGGCAATGTCTATATCGTTTGTTGGTGATAAGATTTTTGCAACTAAATATCCACCATCCTTATAGGAGGTAAAAAAAGAATCGGACATTAGAAAACTATAGTTATCATATTGAGAAAAACTATCTAGATGGAATATATCTGCATAGAGAGAAAAACCATGATAGCCACTGTCTGTAGTGTACTCATTTCTTGCTAGAACAAAAGGTTCCCATTCGAGTTTGTTGTTTTTTGTGTCATCAATTAACTTGTTTACTAGCAAAGTGAGCTTAGAAACGCCCTGTGAATCTAAAAGAAGTTCATCTAAAGTCACATTGAATAGCTTTACCAGTGCGTTGAGAATCTTTGTGTCACTAGGAGTTCCCTTTCCAGATTCATAATAACTGATAGTTCTCTGTGTTACTCCAAGCTCTTTTGCAAGGTCGCTTTGAGTCAAATTATGTTTTTTTCGCAGTGATCTTAGAGTACTAGCGAACGACATATACATCACCTCTCTACTATGTATTATAGCTACCAGAAGAAAAAAATCAAATGCAAAATAAATACACTGTTGACATAAAAAGAATTATAGTGTATTTTATACATAGAAAAGAGGTGAGAAAAGTGAAAATCATAAGACCGAATGTCCGATTGAGCCTCAGACTTGGCGGGCTTGCAAAAGCTCACAGCGCCATGAATGGGATTTCAACGGCGGAGTATGTCGGAAATCTAGTGTATGACGACTTAAAAAAGCGTTATCCGCAGTGGATGGAAGACGTGCCGAGAGAGGAGGCGTATTTGCCTCTGGACACAAAAAAATAGAGTGAGTTTGCTTTTGAACGAGACAACTCACTCTATATGTTCACAACCTCGAAAGGATTGCATAATCATTATAGCATCCTTTCGAGGAAAATGGAAGGAGAATTGCATAATGGATAAACTGGTACAAGTCACGGATGGTCAGGTTGTCGTTTCTAGCAGAAGCGTTGCAGAGAATTTTGGGAAAGAGCATAAACATGTTTTGCAAAGCGTTCGCGATATTTTAGTAGCCGAAAAATCGGCTACTAAATTCTTCGGGGAATCCAAGCATGAGTATCGCGGTCAAACATTCCCCGAGTACCTAATGAACCGCGACGGTTTCTCTCTTCTCGTGATGGGCTTCACGGGCAAGAAGGCACTCGAATGGAAAATCAAGTACATTCAGGCGTTCAATGCGATGGAGGAGGAACTTCGCAACCAGAGCAAGACGAACGCTTTGCCCAAAGAACGCAGCGAGTTCAAGGAGCAGGAGCTCAAAGCCCGTATGCTGAACGCGCGTGTGCGTGAATCGAACCAGTACCTCAAGATTGCCGCGCAGATCGACATCCCTGAATACCGCTACATCCTGCAGGCGAAGTCGGCTGAGGCACTCAACGGCGGCGTTCCCGTTCTGCCTTTGCAGGAAGTCGAGCGCAAGACCTACTCCGCAACGGAGATCGGTGCGATGTTCGGCGTGTCGGCAAACAAGATCGGCAAGCTGGCGAACGCGCACAACCTCAAGACTGACGCATACGGCAAGTTGTTTTACAGCAAGTCCGAGCATTCCGTGAAGGAAGTCGAGACGTGGCGGTACTACGAGAGCGTCATTCCCGTGTTTGAGAAGATTTTTGGACGGGAGGCGGCGTAGTTATGACGGCGAATCAGCTTGTAAATTACCAATATCCGCCCTCTGACGCTATAGCAGTTCAGCTGAAGAGCTTTTGCGAGGGTGAACCGCATGATATCTGGCATCTCTCGAAAGCATATCTCTATGGTGTCATGATTGGTAAGCGCATGGAGCGCGCCCGCCGCAAGCGTAACCAGCAGTAAACAACAACTTCATCAGCGAACCCGCTCAATCTGGGCGGGTTTTTTGATGCGCTTTTTCCCGCGAAAGGAGGTGATACAATGGGGAGATTTTGGAAAATCACGAATGATACAAGTGCGGATGCGGAACTTCTGCTTTATGGCACAATCTCGGATACGTCTTGGTATGACGATGAGATAACGCCGCGTCTTTTTGCGGAGGAGCTCAAGGCCCTCGGCGGGAAACCGCTGACCGTGCGCGTCAATAGTCCGGGCGGCGATGTGTTTGCAGCGCAGAGCATCTACAATCAGCTCAAGACGTATGGCGGGCATATCACCATGCGGATTGACGGACTTGCGGCAAGCGCTGCGACGGTTGTCGCCTGTGCAGGTGATACGGTCATCATGCCGACGAATGCACTCTACATGATTCACAATCCAGCAACATACGCATGGGGGAATGCGGAAGAAATGCGTACTGCGGCCGAGGTCCTTGACACCGTGCGGCAGACCATCATCAACGTATACCAGAAACGCACCGGCGAAAATCTGACCGCAGAGCAGCTCGCTGCGATGATGGATAATGAGACGTGGCTCACGGCAGAGGAGGCGCTTGCCTATGGATTTGTCGACCAGATCGACGAGGAGAGCACGGTGACAAACCGTGTAAAGGACGGCCTTCTGATTGTCAACTCCGTATCCTGCGACCTCGGTAAATTCAGGAATGCGGATAAGGTGAAAGAACTTTTGAACAGAAAGGATAGGGTGATACCTATGGGAGAAAACACAGGAAATGACCTGCTGAACAAAATCAAAGACTTGCTCGGCGTAACCGGGGCAAAGGAACAGGTCAACGCAGAACCTGTGCCGACGGCATCGGCAGATGACGCAGTACAGGCGGAGCGTCAGCGTATCCTTGCATTGGATGCTCTCGACGATCGCACGAATGCGGCGGTGACGAAGATTGTCAATCTGGCAAAGGGAAACGGAAGCACAGCGGAGCAGGTGCAGCCGTATATCGATGCAGTCAAGGACGCGGTAGAATCGCGGAACGTCGCCGACGAAATCCGCAAGCTGATTGAAGACCATCTGAACTCGGGCGCATCTGCTGTTGCACCGTCTGCGCCACCGCAGAATGAAGAGCAGCAGCGGCAGTCCGATATTGATGAAGTTGTCGCACTTGCGAACAAGAACAGGGGGTAAAAGACATGGCGATCAAAGAGACGATGGCAGGCGTAGCCTATGACGGGCTTTTCGGCGGTGCAGAGGTCGAAGTCCTCACGCGCAACGTAATGCTCGCATCGGGGCAGAACGTCAAGCGCGGAACACTGCTCGGCGTGACGGGCGGCAAGGCGGTCGCAGTCGCGGCGGAGGACATCAACGCGACGAGCGCGGATACCGCAGGAACGGCGTACATCACGGGCTATTTCAACCGTGAGAAGCTGATTGCGGCATCGGGGGACACGGTGACAGCACATGAAGAGGAACTGCGCGACGCGGGGATTTTCCTCACGTCCATGAAGTAAGGAGGTTACAGTATGGCTATTGGACTGAAAGACACGATTTCGCTCATGCAGGCGATGGAGCGCATCAAGCCGCCGGCAACACTGCTGGTCGATACGTTCTTCCCGCAGATTCCGACGGCGGCGGTCACGACGAAGATTGCCGTCGAGTACCGCAAGGGCGGACGCCGTCTCGCGCCGTTTGTGGTGGAGGGCGGTCACGGCATCAATGTCGCGCGCACGGGATCGACAGTGGACATCTACGAGCCGCCGATGGTTGCGCCGCGCCGCACGGTACGTCCGGAGGATATTGAGCAACGCGGTTTTGGCGAGACAGTTTACTCGACAAAGACGCCCGCCCAGCGTGCCACAGAGATTCAGGCGAACGACCTTGCCGACATGCAGGCGATGATCATGAACCGCAAGAATCAGATGGCGGCGGAGATTCTGACGACGGGCGCATACACAATCAACGGCTATGCAGACGACGGCACGACGGTGAAGACTGCGAAGATTGCCTTTGACTGGAGCCAGAAGATCACGCCGTCGACCACATGGGATCAGCCGAATGCGAGCATCTACAGCGACCTGCGGAACGCATCGGCGCTCATTCAGGAGAATGCGGGGGTTGTTCCGACCGTTGCAATCGTTGGCAAGAACATCGCGGACTACATGCTTGGCAACAATGAGATCATGAAGTGGCTTGCTGTTCCATCGAATGCGAATCTCTCTATGGCGAGTATCCAGCCGCGTATCGAGAGTCCGCAGGTTGCACGCATCGGCCTCATCCAGTCGCTGAACCTCGAGGTTTACAGCTACATGGAGACATACACGAACGATGCGGGCAAGACCGTCCCGTTCCTTGGTGAGAATGATGTTATCATCGGCGTACCGGGGCGCGGGCGTCAGCTGCACGGGGCCGTCACGCTCATCAATGACACGGAAACAGGTTTTGAGACCTATTCCGGTCTCTATGTGCCGCAGTATGCCGCATCGAAGTCGGCGAACACGATGAGCCTCACACTCTACAGCCGTTTCCTGCTCGCTCCTGAGTTTGTCGACGACTGGGCATACATCAAGGCGAAATGAGGTGACGGACGATGAAGGTTGTTGTAACGAACGGCTATGTGACTGTCGGGAGCATCCTGCACGCTGTGGGCGTGGAGCTTGATCTTCCTGAAGGTACCGCAAAAAAACTCCTTATGGAGGGCGTCGTCTCTCTTCCTGACATGACCATGCCTGTGGAGGAGCAGAGCGGAGAGGATACGGGGGCAGAGCAGAATGACGGAGAGGATACGGGAGCAGAGGACACAGATCTCGCACCTGCCGAACTTCCTTCTGTGGACCCTGCGGCCGCAGCGAAAAAGATGCGCGGCAAAAAGGCATGAAATCCTTTCGGGAGCAGGCTGCGGATGACCTCGGCGTGTTTCTGAATTCGGACGAGTTCGCCGAGATGCACACAGTCAATGGAATGGCGGTGCAGGCCGTCCTTGAGGGGCTGACAACGAAAGAATATGTTCAGCGCACCGGGCGCAGCGCATCATTCGAGGGAATCGATGCGCGCACATTGGTTCTGCATATTCGTAAAGCCGATATTCCGCCGGTTGTGCATGGCAACGTCATTGAGGTCAACGGCGAGATGTACCGTATCGATGATGTAACGGACGATATGGGCATCCTCACATTGACACTGGAGGCGGGGGCGATATGAGCGTAGAGGTTGACGTGCGAGTTATCGATAAAGCGGTGAAAGCGTTGGGGAAAGTACCGAATGCTGTAGAACAAGCGACGGCGGCGGCACTCAATCGCGCAGTGATCGCAGGACGAACCGCCGTGTCAAAAGGGGTTCGAGAGCACTATACAATTCGGGCATCCGACATCAAAGGACAGGTGTGCATCAAGCGCGCTGCAAAAAGCAGCCTCGAGGCCGCTGTTACGATCAGTGGATCTCCGATTGACCTCACGAACTTTCGTGTGCGGATTTCGCGCAGAGGCGCATATGCACAAGTAAAGAAGGGTAGCGGCGGTATTTTGCCTCGTTCTTTTTTCATGGCTGTGGGCAAGGCGGGGCTCTATCATAGAGCATCCGAATCCCGTCTACCGATTCAGCGTGAGTTTGGTCCGTCTGTTCCGCAGATGGCGGGGGAGACAAACGTCAGTAAAGGTGTGCAAGAGCGTATGCAGGAGGTCTTTCAGACGCGCTTTGAACACGAGGTCATGCGTAGATTGGAGGTGATGGAATGACACCGATCGGATGTGCTCGAGCGTTGGCGGACTTCCTGCAACAGCATTTCGACGATATTAAGTACTGCCCGATTGATGAGAAGATCGCGACGAACCGTCTTATCGTCCGTGACGGTTTTTTGCCAAAGGTCACAAGTAATGAGGAGAAGAAAAAGCAAGATCCGTACATCGTCATTCGACCTGTGGAAATCACGGATACGGATGAAGGCTCTGTGGTGAAGCTCCAACTCCTCATGATGACGTACAGCGCAGATATGGAGAAGGGGCATCTCGATCTTTACCACATGGCGGAGATCGTACGGCAGTCAGTGGAGCAACAGACAGTCATCGACGACATGTATATGCTTCAACTCCCCGTAAAGACGCTGATACCAGAGGAACAACCATGGCCGGAGTGGTGGGCGTATATGGAACTGTCCTATACGCTCGGCCGCCCCGGGGCGAGCATCAACCAGTATTTGACACAACAAATTGAGGTGTAACGATGGCAAAGAAAAACGATGAGACTGAAGCCAAGGCTTCGGAAGCACAAGAGCCGGCAGGGGCGAGTGCTACGCAGGTCATGTATGTGGGACCGAGTGTGACGAGCCTCGGGCTTGTGCAGAATCGTGTCTATCTCGGTGATACGGATGTGGTGTTTGCGCCGCTCAAGGAGAAATATCCACTCATTATGCAGCTGGTTGTCCCTGTCGGGGACAGCGTGAAGGCGCGGGCGGACGTAAACACGCCGGGAACGGCGTGCTATATGGCTGCACAGCAGATTATGGGAGGTGAAGGGTAATGGCAACAGGCTATAAACACGGTATCTACGGGCAGGAGGTGCCGACATCTCTCGTCCCGATGACCCAGATCGGCGCGGGGCTTCCTGTCGTGTTCGGAACGGCGCCGGTGCATCTGGCGGCAGATGCGGCAAAGCCAAATACGCCGCTTCTCTGCTATAAGTATGACGAGGCGGTGTCAGCCCTCGGCTATTCCGACGATTGGCAGAAGTATACGCTCTGCGAGTTCATGAAGTCGCAGTTTGCACTCTACAATGTCGCACCGGTGGTCTTCGTGAATGTCCTTGACCCTGCGAAGCATAAGAACGCTGTCACCGACCAGACAGTCACGCTCACGGAGCACGTCGGGAAACTCGCAAAAGCCGTGATTCTCTCGACACTGAAGGTCAAGAAAGCATCCGCAGGGCAGCCGCTCACCGCAGGGGTTGACTATACGGCGACGTACGGAGCGGACGGCGCACTTGTGATTACGGCACTCTCGGGCGGCGAGGTGCATGACGCGGCGATGCTCTATCTCGACTATGACGAACTTGCGCCGGAGAAAGTCACAGCGGACGACATCGTTGGCGGTGTCGACACGCAGACGGGCGCATATTCCGGGCTTGAGCTCGTGGCGCAGGTCTATCCGAAATTCGGACTGATTCCGGGGCTCATCCTTGCGCCGGGTTGGTCGGACAGCAGCAAGGTCGCGGCGGTCATGGTTGCAAAGTCTACGCGCATCAATGCACGCTTTGAGGCGATTGCTCTTGTGGATATTTCCATCAAGGAGGCCAAGAAGTACACGGACGTGAGCGCATGGAAGCGGAAGAACAACTTTGTGGATCCGCAGCTCGTTGCGTGCTGGCCGAAGGTAGCGCTCTCCAAGACGCAGTACCACATGTCGACGCAGCTTGCAGGCGTGATCTGCGCAACGGATGCGAAGAACGACGATGTGCCGTACAAGTCACCGTCGAACGAGAACATCAAGTGTGATGCGACGGTAGTTGATGGCGGGGCAGAGGTTTTGCTTGACGTAGAGACTGGCGCCTACCTCAACGGACAGGGCATTGTCACCGCAATCAACGAAGGCGGTTGGCACGCATGGGGCAACCGCATGAGCTGCTATCCGGGCAACACCGATGTCAAAGACAGTTTTATCCCGATTCGCCGTATGTTCTGTTGGCTGAACAACACGTTGATCACGACGTTCTGGAACAAGATCGACGACCCGATGAACAAGCGCCTCATCGCGACCATTGTCGACAGCGCGAACATTTGGCTGAACGGGCTCACAGCACGCGGCTACATCCTCGGCGGGCGCGTAGAGTTCCGCGAGGATGAGAATACAACAACGGACCTCATGGACGGTATCCTGCGCTTCCATGTCTATTTTTCACCGCCGTCGCCTGCACGTGATATTGAGTTCGTGCAGGAATATGATCCGTCGTACATCAAGACGCTGTTCGGAGACTGAGGAGGGAGCGTAAATGGCTTATAACGTAGTACGGGACAAACTGACCGACTATGCTGTCTTTAAGGACGGCAAACTGCTGCTCGGAACGGCGGACATTGAGTTGCCGAGCATTGAGTACTTGACGGATACCATCAAGGGCCCGGGCATCGCGGGCGAAGTTGATATGCCGACTATGGGCATGACGAGCTCCATGGAGGTCAAACTCAATTGGCGCACGGTCAACGAAGATCTCACGGAGCTCATGGCGCCGCGTGCACATGACCTCGAGTGTCGCGGCGCACAGGCGCATTATGACAGTGCCACAGGGCGCATCCGTCAGGTGCCTGTCGTTGTCAAGGTGCGCGTCCTGCCGAAGTCCGGGGAACTCGGCAAGTTCGAGACGGGCGCAACAACAGGTTCGAGTAACACGATGGAATGCGTCTATCTCAAGGTGTCTGTCGACGGGAAAACGCGCGTTGAGATTGACAAGTTCGCGCGCGTGTTCCGCATTAACGGGACGGACTTCATGGCGGAGATTCGCGCAGCGCTTGGACTGTAAGAGAGGAGATCGCATGAAAATCACACTGGCAAAGCCTGTCACCTACAAGGAGCAGGAATATAAGGAGCTGAACATTGACCTCGATGGGCTGAACGGCATCGACCTCATGAAGGCAAACGCAGCACAGCGCGGCAATCCGGATAATGTTGTTCCGGCGTTGTCGATGGGTTATCAGGCACAGGTGGCGGCACTTGCCGCCAACGTGCCGATCGAGGTCATTCATCAGCTCTGCGCACCGGATTTCGTGAAGGTCACGATTGAGGTGCAGAATTTTTTGCTCGGCAGGGACTGATTGACCTTGATGGGGGGCACAGCCCAAGCACGCTGATTCGCGGTGCGGTGCTCTATCTATCACAGGTCACATACACATCTGTTGAATTTTGGTTGTCACTGACACTTGCAGAGCTCATCGACTGGGGTGAAGAGATCCGGCGCCGCATGGAGAAATAATTTCTGTGGTCGGGCAGAAATTTGAAAAACCTCTTGACTTTTTGGAGTACATAATTTATTATTTTATTGTACTCCAAAAAGAGAGGTGAATAATGTGGGACGTACTGGAAGACCGAAATCAGAAAAGCCCAAAAGTCAAAGCATAAAGATTCGACTTGACGAAGAAACCAATGACCGTCTGTCTAATTATGCTAAAAAGCATGAAATGAAAAGAACAGAGGTTGTTCGCAACGGGCTAAATATGATTTTGGATTCAGACAAATGAAAAGCACTCGCCCCCCGACCAAGGACAAACGAGTGCTTATGACAGAACCCCGAAGGATTTTGTAAATCCATTATACCAAATCCGACGGGGAATGCAAAGGAGAATGTATAATGGCTAATGAATTACAGATTTTCGAGAACGCTGAGTTTGGTAAAGTGCGGACGATTGTGAAGGGCGGAGAACCGTATTTCGTTGGGAAGGATGTTGCGGAGATTCTGGGGTATAGCAACACGCGAGATGCGTTGGCTAAGCATGTGGACGATGAGGACAAGAATACCGTCGCGATTCGCGACGGTATTCAGGGAAACCCGAACTTGACCATCATCAACGAGTCGGGCGTTTATGCTCTGATTTTCGGCTCAAAGCTCCCTGCCGCGAAGAAGTTCAAGCGTTGGGTCACATCGGAAGTCCTGCCATCCATCCGCAAGACGGGCTCGTATAGCACCATCCCGAAAGAACGCAGCGAGTTCAAGGAGCAGGAGCTCAAAGCCCGTATGTTGAACGCACGTGTGCGTGAATCAAACCAGTATCTCAAGATCGCCGCGCAGATCGACATCCCTGAATACCGCTACATCCTGCAGGCGAAGTCCGCAGAGGCACTCAACGGCGGTGTGCCCGTTCTGCCCTTGCAGGAAGCTGAGCGTCGGACATACTCCGCAACGGAGATCGGCGCAATGTTCGGTGTATCGGCAAACAAGATCGGCAAGCTGGCGAACGCGCACAAGCTGAAAACTCCCGAATACGGCAAGCTGTTCTACAGCAAGTCGGAGCACAGCGTCAAGGAAGTCGAGACGTGGCGGTACTACGAGAGTGTCATTCCCGTGTTTGAGAAGATTTTCGGACGGGAGGCGGCATAGTTATGACGGCGGTAGAGATGGTGCTTGAACAGCCGATTCCTAAGGGTGCGGAATTTGATGGACTTTGCTCCATCATTGATCTTCATAACGATGATCGGTCGTGGGAGATTACGAAAGCCTACAACTACGGCGTTATTATGGGCAAGCGCATGGAGCGCGCCCGCCGCAAGCGCAATCAGCAGTAAAATATAACACCAACAACAAAAGCACTTGCTCACAGCAAGTGCTTTTATCATGGAATCGTTTATATTTTACGTTCCGGATGCCTCTCAAAATAGGCTTTCTGGTACTTGCTGTACTGACGGACAGCGAGCACAACACCGACCGAACCGAGGAGAACGAATGCAAGGAGCAGCGGCTCTGACAAAACCGTCTTGAGAACATCAGATACGCCCGTGACGAGAGCAAACACAAGACAGAAGATCAAGAAGAGTGTCATAAGAATCCAACGAAAGAAGGAGTTCAATGCATCAAACATAATAGCACCTCCGCACATCGATCTGTATATACATATTATAGCATACGAAAGGAGGCGGGTCTATGGGAAAGCTGATGGAGCTTGCCTTTTCGATCAGTGGAAAGCTCGGCTCGACGTTCACAGGCTCTACACAAAAAGCATCGCAATCACTTGTACAGCTGAAAGCAGAGGCGAAGAAATTGGAAGCGGCGGTCAAGGAGACCGAGCGCGCACAGAAGTTGCTGAATCAGTCCTTTGAGAGCGGATTTACCAGTGAAAAAACCTATGCAACAAACATGGCGGCAATGAAAAAGAACCTCATGGAGTATAACAACGCGCTGCTCAAGAATGCTGATCTGCGCGCAAAGGCGGCGGGGGCGGACATTGGGGAGCAGACGGCCGGAAAAAGCGGCGGTATGCTCTCTAAGGCGATGGGCGTAGCGGCAAAGGCTGTTTCCTTCGGGGCAATCGCCGGCGGGATTCAGTCTGCTGTCGGTGCGGCCGTTGATTTTGAGTCTGCAATGGCGGACGTGCGCAAGGTCGTTGACTTTGATACGCCGCAACAGTTCAAGGACATGCAGCAGGATATTCTAAAGCTGACACGCACACTGCCAATGACCGCCGAGGATATTGCAAAGATTGTCGCCTCGGGCGGACAGGCGGGCATCGCGAAAGAAGACCTGCTTGGATTTGCGGAATCCGCTGCAAAAATGGGTGTTGCGTTTGATATCACCGCCGAACAAGCGGGTGACATGATGGCAAAATGGCGCACGGCGTTCAAGATGAATCAGGACGAGGTTGTCATTCTCGCTGATAAGATCAACTACCTCGGCAATACGACAGCGGCATCTGCGCCGCTCATATCGGACGTCGTAACCCGCATCGGACCGCTCGGCGAGGTTGGCGGCGTTGCCTCCGGCGAGATCGCGGCGCTCGGTGCATCGATTGTCGGTGCGGGTGTCCAGTCTGAGATTGCCGCGACGGGTATCAAGAATCTTATTCTCGGCATGACTCGAGGGGACAAAGCGACCAAAGAGCAAAAGAAAGCTTTTGCAAGTCTCGGTATCAGTACAGTCGAGTTGGCAAATCGGATGCAGACAGATGCCAAAGGGGCAATCCTTGATCTAATGAAGGCAATCAAGAGTGTTGATGCATCGGAACAGGCAGGATTGCTTGATTCACTTTTTGGCAAAGAATCCATCGGTGCAATCGCGCCGCTTCTCAGCAATCTTGAAGGGCTCGAAGAGAATCTGAATAAAGTTGCCGACTCAGAAATCTTTGCCGGATCTATGAATGCGGAGTTTCAAGCACGATGCGAGACAACGGAAAACTCCTTGCAGCTCATGAAAAATGCGGCAGGAGAGCTTGCAATCAATATAGGCAGTCTGTTGCTCCCCTATATCAAGGATGCGGCAGAAGGGCTCAGCGAGTTCACGGGCGGGCTTATCACTTGGGTGCAGACAAATCCCCGAGCGGTCGCGCGATTCGGTGAAATGGCAAAAATCCTAACGGCGATGCTTGTTGCGTATAAAGTTGGCGCGGGGATCTCTGCCCTCTCAACCGCGCTCAAAGCGGCGAGCCTATCGACACGCGCCTTGACACTTGCGCAAACCGCACTGAATGTCGCTATGAGCCTCAATCCCGTCGGACTTGTCATCATGGGAATCGTTGCCCTTATTGCGATTGGCTACGAACTCTATACGCATTGGGATGCGGTCAAGGCGTTTTTCGTCGGACTATGGAAAAGCCCCGCAGGAGCGATACTCTCCTTTATGGGAGGACCTATCACCGCGCTGATCTATATCGTCTCTCTCATCATCGCGAACTGGGAGGCGGTCAAGGCTTGGTTCACGCTCCTCTGGGACGATCCATCTGCGGCGGTATCGGAGTTCGTTGACTTTTTGGAGGAGAAAATCGGTGTGGGGGTCGAGTGGGTCAAGCAAAAATGGGAGGAGTTGAAAGAAGTTCTGTCTCATCCAATCGATGCCGTAGTTAATTTTATCAGCGATGGCGATAGCAACGCCGCAGCGGCATCCGGTGTTGATATCTCCGCAAATGCACGCGGCGGTATCTATGGACAAGGGGCCTTTCTGACAACCTTTGCAGAGGATTCACCCGAGGCGGCAATTCCGATCGACGGTTCTGCGCGCGCTGCTTCGCTCTGGCGGCAGACGGGCGAAATGATGGGGCTGTTGCCGCGTGACGGCGGCGGTGTCAGCCTGTCGATCTCTGCACCGATCACGATCAACGGCAACGCAGACAGCGGTGTCATTACACAGATCCAGCAGGGAATCGACGATGCCGTGAAGCAGGCACTGGCACGGATTCAGCACGAGAGGGGGCGCGTGAGCTTTGCCTAAGACATACACGACCGTATCCGGCGATGAGTGGGACATGGTCGCAAGAGATCAGCTTGGCAGTGAGCGTTATACCGCGCTACTCATGCACGCGAATCCTGACCATTTGGATACCGTTATATTCTCGGCAGGGGTCACTCTCCTTATTCCCGAGGTCACGACACCAATACCGAGCAGCCTGCCGCCGTGGAGGAGATAGCTGTATGATTGCGCGCAACATCAAGGTGAAGGTGCTCTACAATGCAAAGGATATATCGGAAGACCTCGCCAAATATCTGAAAGCCGTCACCTACAACGACGTTATGAGTGGATGTACGGACGATGTAAGCCTTACACTCGAGGACATGACAGAGCTCTGGGAGGGCGACTGGCTGCCGGAGAAAGGGGCGACGCTCACCATCAGCCTCATTTCGCAGAATTGGGCGGCGGATGATGAGGGCGAGAAACAGCTTGACCTTGGCATCTTTGAGATTGACGAGATCGAGATGACAGGGGTGCCGCATGAGGTCAAAATCAAGGCGGTATCCGTGCCGGACAATAACACACTGCGCGGCGTTGAGCGCAACCGGAGCTGGGAAAAGACGAAACTCTCGGTCATCCTACGGGACGTTGCTGTAGGGGCGGAAATGGAGCCGTACTATGGCGTTGACGATGACCCAGAACTTGACCGCGCGGAGCAGACAGAGGAATCCGATCTTGCGTTTCTCCTGCGGCTCTGCAAGGATGCAGGGCTTGCACTGAAAATCACGGATGGCAAGATTGTCGTGTTCGATGAGGCGGAGTATGAACAGCAGGAGCCTATTGCAACCATACAACGCGAGGGCTCGAATATCAAAAGCTATCAAATCCGCTCCAAGACGCGGGATATCTATAAAGCGTGCCGCGTCAAGTATGCGAACCCGAAGAAGGGCATCAACATTGAATATACATTTACCCCCGATGCGTCAAAGACGGGGAAGGTGCTGCAGGTCAATGAGCAGGTGGAGAGCATCGCCGCCGCCGAAAAGCTGGCAAAAAAGAAACTGCGCGAGAAGAACTGTGAGGAGACAACCATCGGACTGACTGGACAGCACCCCGAAGAGTGGACAAGGAAATAAACGCCCTGTTGTAGAATAATT